TCACCATTATATCTTTAGCTAATTCAGCCATTTTTTTCTCCTAGGGTTAACGTAGCCTTTATGGGGGTTAAGTAAGCTAGTTCTAATTGTGGATTATTAACGTGAAGCTAATCCACCTCGCTTCATATTCTTGACTTTAGTCTTTTTCTTTTTACCTGCAAGTCCACCTATGTTGAAATCACCCATTCCACCCATAGAGCCTGAACTGTCTCCATAACCACCTCCGGGGTCACTGTCACCACTCTCATTACCTCCATAGTTATCACTTTGGTCACTAAAGTTATTGTTATCATTTTGTGTTGGATCGCCACCCGGACCGTATGCACCACCTAAATCACTTGTAGGATCATCAGATATTCCCTTGTCTATGCCTTTTCCTACATTATCCATAAAATCATCGCTTAGACCCGGATTTATTTGATCGCCTTTACCAAATTCTAACCCACCTTGAATATCTCTCATATCTTTTTCAGATAATCCTTCTACACCTTTAGTGTCTTTTCCTGTTCTATCTTCAAACTCATCGTCTAAATAAGATTTACCCATATCAAATATATCTTGAGGTCTCATGCCTTTGTCAAATTTCTTTTGTATATCTTTAGCTTTTACTACGGCTCTTTCTATCTTTGATACTCCGGGGACTTTCATGCCCATCTTTTTAGCTAATTCATTTATAGCAATAGTTTTTACACCTAAACCTTTTGCTAACTGGCTTATTTGCCCTATCGCTTGTGTTTTAATCATATCAGCTATTTCAGGATTAACTTTATTAAAATTAGCTTTTCCAGATGCCTTGTAATCATCCACGGAAGCTAAAGAAACTGTACCGTCAAGATTATAAGATACAGCATAATCTACTCCACCTATGGTTGTTCTAGCACCACCTAAATCTGATACTTCAGAGTCACCACCATCTGATGTAGACTCCACCCTAGCACTTTTAGTTTTAGCACTTTGTGTTGTAGTTGTATCTACTTTATCTGTTTTAGGTTTGAATCCTTCAGGAAGTTTAAAACCCGTTAACATTTTACCACCTTTAAATGGAACTTGTATTTCTGCTCCAGCATCATTTACATAAGTCCTATATTCATCAGGTCCTCCAACATCTTTATACAAGTCTTGGAACTTTAATTTACCTTTACTTGCACCCTCTTGTGACCCATAGGTAAAACCACCTGCAGGTGTTGATGTTGGTATTGGAGGAGGAGTATATTGCATAGGTTGTATTCTCTGTGCAGTATTGTCAAAAGCAGACTTCTTAGTTGTTGTACCACCAAATCCAGTAGCAGCATAGACTACTCCACCTTGAGCCATATCCATGTCACCATCATTATACTCTTCATCGTCATCCATGTCAATGTCTTCTAAAGAAAAAGGTAAATCGTCAGGCATAATAGCTTCTTCACTGTTGCCCATTTGACCCATATCTTCCATCATTTTAAGACCTGTTTTAGCACGTTGACGTATTTTCATTAGTTTTTCAAGACCTATAAAACGCACTACATCTGCAGGAAACACAAACTCGCCTTCACTTAATTGTGCAGGTATATCGTCTCTTACTTCTTCTTGTGTTGAACCCGGAGGAACATCATTACCTGATACAGGGTCTACTGTATTACCCTCATCTTTGAGACCACCCTCTTCAAACATTTCCATTTGTTGTCTTAGCATATTATTGTTCCCCTATTTTAGCATACGTATCAACATTAGTACCTTGTGGTTTTATTTTTTGGTCTTGTAAAACACCCTGACCTTCAAACTTACTAGGGAATAAATCTCTATATTCTCCAGTATCTCTAACACCTATACCTCTGAATATTCTATCTTGAAGCTCTTTAGAAGGAACTTCATTTGGCTTTAATATACCTCTGTTGCGTAAGTCTTTTATAGCATCTTGATATAAAACATCCATTTTTTCTACTCTTCTAGCCTGCATTTCTCCAGTTGAGTATGTATATTTTTCAATAGCTTTTTCTTCTAATTTATTTAAACGTATAGCTTGACGTTCAAGTAAAGCACGAAATTTCATATATTCTATAAAACTAGATTCATCCCCTATTTTGTTGATTAGATAAGTTTCATTTGGTGTAAAAGTAATAGCTTTACCATCATAATCTACATTGTTTACGTCATCAGCTATATTGACTTTATAAGTACCTGCACTATTAGGTAAAGAATCTTTTGCACTTTTAGAATCAGGCATATTTTTATACATATATTTAAACTCTCTTTTAATTAATTTATCAGTAGCTGACTTAAATATATTTATCATGTTATCATTCATGGGTAACTTTGGTGTGCCTTTTATAAAATCTTCTAATATTTCATCTTTATCATCTGCTAGTTTTTGAATATCTAGACCCCAAGTACCATTAGTCATATCATTTAAAATTGTCTGAGGACTAGAACCACCTATATAACCTTCTCTTCTTTGAATAGCATGTTGTATTTCATGTAATAAATCAGTTCTTACTTTAGATAAATTGTCTTTACTAGACACATATATTATTTCTTCATCTCCTTTTGTGCTATAAACTGCACTTGTAGTAGCTTTATATCTTTCTGCTTGTTTCACAGGCATACCTTCTGCTATTCTTCGTTTTATCAAATCATCCATGCTTTTAACTTTTATGTCTTTTAATAAAACATATTGATGTCTAGGAAATTTGTCTTCAAATCCTGCAATGCCTTGAGCAAAATTATTTTCTTTTTTACCATATTGTTTATATAAAGGTTGAAAATTTAAAATATCCTCTAAAGAAATGCCCTCTGGGGGTATCTTACTAGCATTAAATCTTTTTACAACATTAGTACCCCCTTCTATAATCCCAGCTTCACTCAAACCACCTACATTCAATTGTGCCTCTGCCGTAGATATTTTAAATTTAAAAGCACCCTCTTTACCTCTATAAACACCAGTTTGTCTATACAAGTCATCTTTAACAGAATTAGGCAAATTGTAATAGTTAAGTCTAGTATAGATTTGCTTTCTTGCTGCAAAAGCATTTTTTTCAAGCTCCCTATACCGTTTAACTGCGTCTTGACCACCTTGCGTTTTTAACCCTATTTCACTTAAATTTATAATAGGTCTATTAGGATCACCACTATCTACTGTTTTAGTTCCTTTTGCTGCATCTATGGTAGCTCCAAGCACTTCTTCATTTATATTACCTGTTTGTTTACTAGCAGTAGCAACATTATCTATAGCTCCTGAAACTAATTGTTTAGCACCACCAATACCCCCATCTCCTTTTGTTAATAAGTCTGTTTGAGTTTTGAAAGCATCTTGCAAAAAATCATATAATTTAGTAGCACTTTGAGTTACTTTTGCTCCACCTTTTACAGTTGCAACAATAGCACCTGCAGGAGATAATATCTCTCCTACTAATTGATCTATATTAGAAGCATCTGATTTTATTCCTGTAATTTCAGTAAATTTTTTATCAAAAGCTTCTCTGCCATAATTATCTCTAGCTTTATTTAAAGCATCCTTAAATAATAATGCTTTAGAGCTACCTTTTTCAGCTAAGTAATCATTTACAAAGTTAACACCTTCTAGTACATCAGATGGTAAGCCTGCAAAACCTGTTAGTAAACCTGTACCCATAGATTTAGCTGTATCTATATTTTTTGCAAACTTCTCTTCTATTCTTTTTTCTTTTATTTCAGGTTTATAAGACTCTAATAAATTTAAAGATTCTTCTGGTATAAACCTTTTACTCCTAGGCATCCCTCTAATTCGTGAGGTAGCGGCTGTTGCATCGTCTGCATAAGGCAACTCTTCTTTCTCTAATAAGCTAGTCATCTGTTCATTTAAATCAGCCATTATTTAAGTTTACTTCATCCCTAAGTTTTTTTAGTCTGCGTAATAATGCAACAGCACCTTGTGACCTATGCATTGTAATAGTATTATCTGTCTGCTCTAATAGCTTATGTTGTTGTGTTATTAGATAATCAATATAATCATTGAAGCTGTTCAGTAGCTTGAGGTTGTTGACCAGCGGCTTGAGGTTGCTGAGTGTTTGCTGTTGGTTGTTGTTGCTGTTGTTGTCCATCTTGAGGTCTTCCTGTAAATCCTTGCTCACTCGGAGTTGGTGCTACTCCAGTGCCAATAGTTGCTCCACCTGCCCCTGTGGGGTCCATAGGGTCTGTACCTGCGGGTGGCTTTTGCTGATTGTCTAGGGGTTCTTGGAATTGTTTCATAAGCTCTGCTTGTACGGCAGCCTCATCCATATTATTTGTAACCTTGTCAGGGTCTAAATCCATTGCTTTTGCAATCTCTCTGATAACATACTGAAACTTAGCAAAAGGTGCAAGAGCTGGATTAGATGCAACTTGTAAGAATTGCATAAGTCTTTGGCTACGCACTTCATTAGCCATCAAGCTTTCTGTGCCTCTAGCTTTAACTTCTAAATCACCTTTGATATTTTTATCATAGTCAAATTGCATGTTAAATCTAAATAAACCCTCACCTAATGGTTTGAGTAAATAGTCATCTACGTTCTTTATAACAGTTTTGACACTACCACTTGCTGCATTCATTAACATTGATATGCCACTAGCAGTTCTACCTACACCTGATACACCCGTCTGTCCATGAGCAAATGATGGCAGTCCTGTACTTTCATCTGCAAGTTGCCTAGCTTTGTCAAACAACTGTAAGTTCTCTTGTGATACATTTGGAAATTTTGTACCAAAGATAGCTTGACCCGGAGCACCACCCTGTCTTCTAAATACTTTTCCCGGATATACAGATAAATCTTGTCCCGGAACTAAGTTAGTCTCATCAACTTCTATAAGTAGATTACCTGATAATACAGCATTGTCTACTGACATTCTCATAAAACCATTCATAAGAGTTTGTGTGTCATCCATGTTTTCAGCAATACCCACACCAAAGAATGAATATGGATTCAATTCATATGGTGCAGCCATGTATGGAATTGTTGATGGCTTGAAAGGATTAAGAACCATTCTTAGTAATTTGCCGTTGCTTATCCACACATTAACTTGTAACTCATCTAAACTTTGTAATTCTTTAGGTATATCTATTTCTTGTTCTATGAGCATGTCAATATCACACATACCCCAATACTCAAGAACTTCAAATCTCTCTATGCCATGTTCAGGTGCATAGTCAGATAAATCATCTTCCCATGACTCTTTTGTATAGTTCTCACCTTCTGCTATAGCAGCTTCTATAACCTCACTTCTAAAGTGTGGTCTTTTCTTTAATGCTCTTAGTTGAGAACGTGACAATTTATGTCTCTCAATAACAAACTGTGCTTCATCCATATTATTAGCATCAGGGTCTGGATAAAAGTTCCATACAGATACATGAGATACTTGTGGCACAGTTTTTAATGTAGGATTATATTCACCTTCTTCATCCCAATTAGGATATTCTTTGTCTACAGCAAAAGGACCTTTCATCACACCTGTACCAAACAAAGCCATCTCAAATGCTGTACTTCTTAAATGTTTACTTGCACCTGACTCTTCTAATTGGTCGTGGATTTTCTTTTCCATATTTTTTGCCGCAACCAACGCAGGACTGAAAGTAATTGCTGTGGGAGTTTTACCAGCTTCTGCTTTAAGATTGCCAATATCTTTAAGCTTGTCTTCCAAAGGACCAAGCATACTTTCCAAAGTTTTTGCAGTAGCACCTTTAGGTAATTCTTTGCCATCTCCTTTGAAGCCATAAGGTGAGGTTGATAAACTAGTGCTTCCACGAAGTTCTTCAGGTTCTTTAGGATCAAAACTAACATCTTTTACGACTCCTTCTGGTAATTCCGTAGGGTCTACACTCAACGGAAATCTATTATTTGCAAATAGAACATCAACAATCTGCCCATAGGCTGCTAATGTTTTTGTCTTTGTTACTTTAATAAACACACGAGACTTCTCGGCTTCTGTAAACTGTACATCAGAACCATATAAACCTCTATAGTTTCTATAAGCTCTTAGCCATCTCTGCTCATCTAAATCTCTATAATCGTCTGCACGACTAAATCTCTCCATCACAAATGGAATTATATTTGTTGTATTAATATCTGTAGTATCTGTATCTTTAGAATCTTCTAGAGAAACTGCTTCACTTTCTACTACTATTTCATCATTTTCATCCATGTTTTATCCTTAATATCCAAATGTGGCATCTGCTACTGGCATAGAGTGTGTTGGTACACCTCTTGGGTCATAGTCAAACAAACTAAATCTTGGTCTAGACATTATACCATACCTTAATGCATCATACAAGTGATCTTCAGCTAATGTGTCTACATCTTCAGGATTCTTCTTATCTAAAGGTATAGATGGTAATTGAGATGTAGTGTTTACACAAGTATTAAAGAATACTAATCTAGGTTCTTCTGTAAACTCATCTACTTGTAAACGTCTGTGTATCTCGTTCTTACCTGCCACACGACTTCCTTTACTTCTATCTGATGGTCTCCAACGACAGCCTCTCATAATCATTTGCTCTGCTAGAGAAGGACCTGTATCACCTCGCTTGTGCCATAAGGAGCTATCTAATACTCCATATCTTATGCCACCATCGTGTTCTTCTAAGTCTAATATCATATCTGCCAAATCTGTGGCAAGGACTTTGCTAACATATAACTCTCTATACACAATGATTTGTTCAGATGGCGATACAGCAAACCAAAGAACACCAGACTTACTACCATAACCATAATCACATGCTCTAAACTTAACCCAATTATGAGGTACGCTAAAAGGCTCAACAACATGGATATTCCTATCAAACTCAGTGAAGGCAGCACCTTCCTTAATATCCCAATCGCCATCAAGTAATTGCCGTCTTTGTTGTTCAGGTAGCGATAATAACATTGCCTCGTAATCCCCTTGTTCTGCAAGGTAAGGATTGTCAGATAATCTTGCGGGGATAAATCTCCTCTTAAATAAAGCTCTACCAGCCTTTGCATGTCCTGCTGGGTATTTAAGCACTTCTGTTGTTTCAATATCTGTAGCATCAAACGAATTTCCATATGGAGCTGGGTCAATAAACATTTTTTTAACCCAGTGATGACCCCTACCTCCCGGATTTGTTGTTGCTCTCATAAATATTGGTAAGTCTTTTGCTACTGACCTCAATCTAGAACGCATATAGTTCCATGCGTATGGTG